AAATCCATAGCTTTTTGTTGGTCTTGAGTTACGCCTGGTCTCAACTTGATCTCATCGTAATATTTACTCTTTGTTTCCTCTAAAAAGCTTTTGGCTTTTGCAATTTCTTCTTTACGAGCGAGTTTTTTCTTTCTTATATCTCGCTCTTCATCCATCTCCTCATCATATGAAAAATTATCTTCTAACAAAAAGTTAATTTCCTCCACATCTAAATGAGGTTTTGTCTGTTTATAATATTCTTTTAATAATGTATCATTGTCTACATTTGAGTAGTCAGCATTTAACCTAACGTAATCCTCTAATGTTCCACCAGTTTCCTCCATGAACTTAACCAACTTTTCTACATTTTCTGGTAAGTTAACTTCAGGTTGCTTAGCTTCAATAACTGGTTCTTTTTTAATTACTTCCTTAACCTCTTCCTCTTCAGTTATCTCTTGTATTGGAGATACTACCTCTTCTTTTTTATCTTCGGTAGGTTTTTCAGTTGTTTCTTCGACGTTTTCTTTAGAAACTTCTTCGCTAACTGGGGATTCGTCGCGAACAGGTACTTCATTTGTTGTTTGCTCTTGAACGGCATTTTCTTCTTTTTTATCTTCTTCTTTCTTAGATAAATCTAACTTTAAAGTTTCATCTTTTTTAGTTAACTTTTTAGGTCTTCCAGGTTTCTTTTTTATTTTGAAAGAACCTTCTTCTTTTACTTTTTCTGACATAATATAATATAATAATTAATAAAATTATCTAGGCATAAATTGCTCTAGACCAAAACCGCCCATCGCATCATTACCAGCGGATTCAAAGTTTTTTGGTAATAAATCGTTTTTTCTTTGATCAATTAATTCAGATTGTTGTGTAGCTTGTATCTTAGTTCTTTTATCTTTTCTGTCTTCTTTGTAAGATTCTTCACTTCTTTTGGCTTCACCATTTGCTTTAGCTAGTTTCATATTAAAATTAAACTCTAGCTCCATCAATTGTTGTTTTATCTGAGCTTCTCTCTCCATTTTTTGAACTTCAAAATCGCTTTTAGCTTTTTCAAGTTGAAGTTTTTGCTCTGTTAATATTTGCTGTTTCTGAGCTTCTGCCATTGCTGTTTGTTCAGCTAACTGAGCGTTGGCTTGTGCTTGTGCTTGTATATTAGCTTGTTGTGCTTGTTGATCTCTAGCGGCTTTATCTTTTCTACGCTTTTTCAACATTTGATTAGCTAATTTTAAATTGTTAACCTCTCTAATGTCTATTGCATCTTCAAGATCTATTTGACCTGCTTTTAAAGCTATTTGAATGTTTTGTTCTAGTATTTGTTTCTCTTCTTCATCTGGCTCTAATTGTATAAATATACCAAAGTCGTGTATATTTAAATTAGCTAAATCATCTAACGTACCTACATTGTATCTGGAGATACTAGACATTAATGATTGTCTAGTCATAGGAAACATTAATGCGTCTGCAACTCTAAGAGATATGTTCTCACATGTTTTAAGAGTTAAATACAAACTAGACTGTAGTATGTGTCTAGTAGCTGTATTTGAGTTAGCTGCTGCTAATTTTTGCAAACCTACTAAAGCATATTTATCAGGTGTACTTCCGTCTCTAGCTTCATTTAGTCCGGTAACATCTCTAATCATTTTTAAGTAATACTCATAAGTTTGTATTAAAGATTGTATTTTACCTAAACCATTTGAAGAGTTTAATTCTTGTATAGGCATTTTACCTGGATTCATAGTGCCATCTTGTGTCATTGACCTTCCCACTACAGAACCAGTTTGAAAATACATACTTAACGCTTCTGCCGGATTATAATTAGTTCCATTACCAAGATCTACTTCTGCTAAGCCATCTATATCCATATAAACCCCATCAGGTACCATTCTAGACATAACCTGTTGAAGTTTTAAATGTGTAAGCTGTATCATGTCAGCAAAACCAGTTATTCTGCTTACAATTGATTCTATACGACCTTTATATATTCTTGGAGCAACTATATTATAGCTCATATTAACTCTAGTAGTATCAGCATTAGGTCTAGTCATATTTTCAGATAATTGCCAATTAAGCATTTTATCATGACCAAGAATTTTAGCACCGCTATATAAAACCTCTATTGATCTATAAGCTTTTTTAAAGCTATCATTTTCAGGGGCTTCTATAAATGTGTCTTGCTTTTCTAAAGCTTTCTCAAGCCCTGAAGATGTTTGTTTTATTTTAAATACTTGATTAGTATAAGTTTTATATTCAAAATAAAGAACTTGAACTGTTTGATCGTCAAATCTTCCACTCCAGTTTCTAGTATAATTTTGATTACCCGGATACTTTTGTATTTCTTCTACATCTTGAGGTGTTAAGTAGGGAAATTGCTTTTTTAATTCAGGTATACTAATAGATTTTACTTCACCAACATAGTATATATCATCAAAATTAGGATCTTCTGTGTATGAATAAACTAAACTAGCTGGGTCAACATAGTCAACCTTAACACCGTTTGATTTGTCAAACCTAGTTTTAACACATGATATACCAAGAACAGCTAAGTCGTAGTTGAGTCTTCTTCTAGTTAAATCATACCTATTGTAATCTAAAATTTGGTTTATAACCTCTTCTTCAGCTACTTCAATAGATTCTTTATAATCCATTTGCATATGTAACTGTAGGTCTTCTTCGTTTTCAAGATTTAAACCTTTGTCACCTGTTTTAGAAACGTCTAAACCAGTCATTTCTCTAACTTGATTTATTAAAGCTTTTTGCCTCATATCCCTGTGAAGAGCTTCAGCGTACCTAGTTCTTTTCATTATAGACTCTGGATCTTGAGCATAAGCTTTAACTTCATAAGATCTCTGTGACATTCCATTAACTAATATATCAACAAACTTAGGTATAACTGGAACTGGTTTCCAATCTAAGTTTAAATAAGACAAATCACCATTAATAGAAAGTTCGTCTTTATATTTTTGTATAGATTGCTCACCTCTTGCGTACAGTCTTAGTCTGTGAAATTTATTGTAGTTAGTGTTAAACTTGTCATAAGTTCCTCTATCGTTTCTAAACCACTCACCTTCAATAGCTCTACCAACTCTAAGTCCATATTCGTAAGTAGCTTTTTCAGCGTCAGGTACAACTTGACTTGGAAAAGAACTGTTATTATTAGCGTTTGGAATTATATTCATTTATTTTATTTTTGAAACGTAACCTGTGTTGTCGTAAGTTTTAATACCTAAATTAATAGATTTAGTTTGTCTTTTTGCGACTGGTGTGTATCTGTTTTTATTACAAGCCATAATAGCTAAACCAGAGCTTATTGAAGCATCATGTTTAGTTCTATTATTAATATTAAATTTAGCCCAGTCTTCTAATGTTTTTTGAAAATACATATTACCCATTTGGTTTTCAAGGCTACCAACGTGGTTTTCTATGTAACTCTCTATAGCCGCAGCGTGCGCTTGCTTAATATCTTCACTAGTGTTTGGTATACCACCTATTTCTCTTTCTGTTGGTGATAACTTATTAAACACTTTATCAGGACGGTTCATTGAAAAACCTCTATAACCTCTTCTTTTAAAATAGTATAAAAGCCTTGGTTTATTGTTTTCAGCAAGTATTGGCATACCATAAAATATGCAAGCCATTAGTACATCTTCAAAAAATATTTCTGCTGTTTGAGGTCTAGCTATATATTCTAAAAAAAAGTGATTAGCAGGAGCCTCTTCCATTGAAAACTTAGTTAATCCATGAAGAGATCCATTAGAACCTTTACCATCCACAGTTCCAGATATATCGTAACTATCACAACCAAAAGCTCCTATGTGTTCATTTCCAGGTGATTTAACACCATTATTAAGTATCACTCTATTTTGCAAGTTTTTAGGTGGCACCCAGGATATTAAAAACCTACCGTTTTTGTTTGGTGTAAATAAAACCCTAGAGTCTTTTATACCATTGTCCCAAATAAAACTACCTTTAGTAATGCTTTTGTTATTATTAAACTCTTCGTTGTAGTCTATTTGCTCGTATATTCTAGTAAGGTTAAATAAACTGTTTTTAGTTTCATCTCTAAAAGCATGTTGCTCTGTTCTTGGAAACTGTCGATAGTATTCATTTAAACCGTCTTGATCCTGTTTTAAACCATCTACTTCATTTTCCCAATGCTCTATTACTCCGATTGTAATTTCAACACCGTCTCTTCCGATTGTTTTATTTTTTGGCGTAGTGAATACAGGTGATCCAAAAGTATCCATGAATCCTTCGTAGTTCCACTCCATAGGGATGAAAAGAGAATACAGTCCGCTAGATGTTTG